CTTTTTAGCCTTCTCCATTGCCTGCAATTGGTCATATTTCCTAGATATTTCCTGATTTAAATCAGTTTTATCATCATTTATTTTTTTTGGAAGCAACAAGTCTTGTCCCAAACGACTATCCCTGGGCACAATGAGTACTCGTTTTTTCTTGGGATCCCAAATCTGGAATTTGTCACCTTTCCAGTTTCCATCAGCAGCATCTTCAGTCTTTAATATACTTGCTAGCTGACCATTGTCTGTGTGTACAGTCTCGCCTACTACCTCCTTTTCTACCCCACCCTCAGGGGTTGGACTACCTTGATCAGTCTCAGCCATTTTCTTAGCAAACTCTTTGGGATTTCGGTTTCGATCCCACCCTCTTTTTCTTGCAAGAACCCCAATCGCTCCTCTGAAAAGCGCACCGGCAGCACCCTCTGCTAAACTATCTTCAGATGAAAGTGATTTCCAAAGAGAGACTTCATTCTTGAGTTCAAGATAATCTTTCCTGAACCTATCCCAACCATACTGTGTGAGGCTGTCTGCCAGGTATTCGTCGACGAAACCCTGAAACAAATCAGTCGCTAGGATTCCCCGCCTGCCTGCTTTTTTACTAGCAGTACCTGCGGTTTCACTTCTTCTAAGAAGTCCTTGTAATCGTTTCAGAAATTCCCCGTTGGTTCTTTTATTTAAACGGGAAAGATGCCTGACCGTAGGCCATGCTGTTTCCATATACCCTTTACCAGCCCCGGCTATACGGGTTAGCAGGACCCCAAGCGCTCCCTTGTCTTGCTCGAACCTGCCTTTTCCATGCTCCAAGTCGTAAGCCTGTATCTCTGCTTGGGATTCTCCCAGTCCAAACATGGGACCCAGTATCGTGGCTCCCTGGATTGCTGTCTTTTTAAAATGTTTTACCTGCTTTATCTCGGAAATTTGTTTTATGTTTTTAGCTTTCCTGGTCGCCCATATCTGCTTCCCGACCTGTATACCCCATTTAAGATGACCTGGAATCCTCCTTGCTAACGTAGTTACGCTACCCGTCATCGCTGACTCTGCTACAAACCCCATAAGGTTGCCCGTTGCGTTTGGGATTACATCAGTAGCCCAACGCTCAGCCTCACTGCTTCCTTTATATTCAGGAAACTTCTCAAGCCCGTATTTGGATATGGAATCGCCCACTGCTCTTAGATACTTTCCCCAATTATCATCCGGATCGTCTTCGTCCTGGTAAGTGATGCCCTTTAAAGACCCCTCGCCGCCGGTAAGAGGCTCCACTTTAACCGACGCTTTTTCCATGTAATCGTCCATTATGTCGTGGACCCATCCTGCAGTATTAATTAGCCCTGCTGGAGTGTCAAACAAGGCTCCCCTAGTCAAAGAATCACTAAATTGTTTTGACACCCTGTTACCTGCGGAATACATAGCGCTCACGTCGTCGTAACTACCGGAGTCTGCGGAACCGCTACGTTTTTTACGGAGAGCTGCTGCTGGACCTGTTTGAGACTTAGGTTTTACTTCGGGTACTAACTCCTGTTTTAATCTCGATCTTTCTTCGGATGTTTTTTTAAAAGCTTCCTGTCTATTTTTATCTTCAGCTTTAGCATCCATAATAGCTGCGTATCTCTTTGCAACTTCCAGAGAGACAGGTTGATTAAAACCGTAAATGCGGTTGGTTGTTGGAGAGCGGTACTGTGTGAGCATTTCTTCTGGCATCGCTATTTAACGTCGCTCCATCTTATATTCTTAGAATCAAAAATCCCATTCACTGTCTATGAACGCTTGTGCTTGTGCTTCCCAGTCAGGAGTTCCAATCATGTGAGGAGAACTGAACCCAGACTGCTCCATTCTGGCGATTGTTTCCCAATCGTATCCCCGGTCTTCCATCTCTCTTAGATATTCACTGCTTTTTGATGCGGAGAACTCAGGCCATCCACCGGATGGGAAAAATTCCAGACTAACCTTAGAGCTTCCGACTAGTCTTTCAAGTTTATCCTTTAGAAGCTCAGATGGTTTAGGTGCGGAACGACTTCGTTTTTTCCTGAGCGCTGCTGCTGGACCTGCTGAAAAAACATTACTTGGAGTTTTTATATGTTTTTCCCAATTCACAGGATGACCTAGCGCCCTGCCTACTTCTTCACTTCTTTTATCCTCGGCGTGTTGTCTGTCAAACAAACTTTTAAGCGAACCTAAAACCGAGCGTCCCTGACGAAGCTGAGGTCCCCAGCTAGTAACTGGTCCGGGAGGTGCTGGTTCAGAAAGTGGGTCTCCAAGCATAGGTGGAGGTTGTGGTATTCCTGAGACAGGGGTAACCGGTTCCCTGTAACCTGGTCCTGGAAGAAGTTCTCCAGGCATAGGTCGCTTGGTATTTCCTAACAGCTGCCCAAAAGGCGTATCCTTGAGGGTAGCTAATACATCGGCTAGTACATCTTCATCTTCATCTGTAGTCTCAACAGCTCCTCCTTCTTGGTCGTGATCACCTAAGAGCTCGTTCCCAGGGAAGGCTGCAGGTGTAACTGTAGGTGGAACATTAGGTGTAACAGCAGTCTGAACATTAGGTGTAACAGCAGGCGTACCAGCCTGATTCATATAAGGTTCGTATGGATTACCTACCGGCCATGGTTGCGTAGTGTCGACAGTCTGAACATTAGGCTGAACATTAGGTGTAACAGCAGGTGTAACAGCAGGTTTGTTAGGATCTGCCCAAAGAGATTGAACCGTGTCTGGACCTTTATATCGGTGTTCTTCTTGAAGTGCCCCAAGCTCTTTCAGCAGAGTTGTGTAGATTTGTTTATAGCTATCTGGTTTTGGAGCACGAGCTCCTCCTGTAAGCTGAGCAGCGCCTGCCTCTATCTTAGAACCCCGCTTTGCAAGAAGATCTGCAATTTTCCTAGTGTCTCCGGGGTTGTTAGCTTTTAACATAGCTGCTAATTCCATCAATGCCGGGTTATCATCCGCAAATAGTTTGCCAACACCAAGCGATTCAAAAGATTCTATCCCAGAAAGACCTTCTTTCCAGTATTTGATTAACGTTGGATTTAGGGCCACACTATCTAGTACTGACATTTGCTTTGTTACTACATCGTGGGCTTGGTCTTGGACTGCTTGGGCCCTTTCATATAGTCTTTGAAATTCGTTTGCATTCGTCTCGAATTCAGTAAGTTGCGCTTCATCTATAGAGCCCTTGTTCTTTTGAATTTCCTCATAACCTGCAATAAACCTTTGGTAAAGGTAGGGCTCGGGACGATTCATCAAGTCTTTATAAAACGTTGTATTTGTAACCTGACGAAGTTTATCTTCGGTGTCTATCCAAGTTCCATTAAGATTATTCCTTATGCTTATCGCCTCTCTAACCTCATTAATCTGGGCTCGAATTCTTTTTTGGGGATTCTTGCTATTGACATCTGTACCTGTTCCCCACACATTCCTGTCAATAGCGTTTTTCAGGAGGTTCAAGTCGTGGGATCTTTTCCACGTCATCTTACTAGTTGCTATTTTTCCAAGAGCCTCAACCTTAGAAGCCAGTGTCAGTAATCCCGAATTTAAAAGCTCCTCTTTAGACATATCCTTTACAGGACGATTTGTTATTTTAGCTTGCCAATGTTGTTCATTAGTAACGGCATTCCGGACAGGAGTATACTCAATTTGGATTGGGGTTAACAGGCTTTGCCTGCCTGCTCGAACCTCAGTTTGAAGGTGTTTTAGTTGCCCGTCAAACAGGAGAGTCACGGCGGCTTTTAGCTGTTCAAACGAAGCATCATTCAACTCCTCGACTTCCCCTTCAGTCACAGACTGTAATGCATCTATCAGTGGTTTATCAGGTATCGATTGAGCAACCACCCAAACGTTTTCCAACACATCCGCAGAAGCAAAGTTAGAGGTAATGGTCTTGCCTCTTTGAGCTATGTTTAGTAAATTATCATCCTGAACACCATGTAGTCTTGCAGCGGCCTTTGCGATTTCTTGGTTTAGAGCATTAACTCGGTCGGTATCTCCCTCGCTCTTAGCGAAACTTAGTAAGGTCTGGAGTTGTGTCAACTTCGCCCCAGCATTTTTCCTCCATAGTTCAATTTGCCCATACCATGCACCTTGATCAAGGCGAGTCTCGCCTTCGTTCGGAGACTCATTCTTCCCTAACTTCCGTAGGGCTCCGGTATCAAGGTTAATAACCATACTGTCATAATCTTCCTTAGATTTCTGTATAGAACTAAGATGTTTATTTTTCCCTAAAAGGGAGCTTTCCTGTGCTCTATTCATCGCCTGTCCAAAAATAGCTTTACTAACGTTTGCAAGCTGATGCTGATCGGTTTTGAATTTTAACTCTTTTTTCCTCAGAGAATGTGTCTGATCGAACTGTTGTCTTTGTTCCTTGATTTGCTGATGTTGCATTGAAAGCCCAAACATCTGCATCTTCTCCTGACGTTTGGCTTGCCGCTTCCGTTCCTCTCTGTCAACTTGCTCCCGAAGTCCAGCGAGAGTATCCATGCCAGGACTTCTTGATCCTCGCCCTAATACTTGGCTGATGTCCAGAGACTTAAAAACCATAATAGTATCCTCCTGCGTTATCCTCTTGCCCAACCAAATGTTGGCTGGGGTTGTCTTTGTGACGAAATTTTATCTATCGTTAATCCAGGTAAGCCTCCTATCAACTGTGACGTTCCAGAAGCGAGTTCACCTTTGCCTAAAGCAGCTAATCCCTGTATCTGTCCAGCCTGACCAGCTAACCCAGTAAGGGTTCGGCTTGCCTGGTCAGCACCAGCCGTAGCTGCTACTGCTCCCTGCAATCCCTGACCTGAAGCCATCTGCATACGATTAAGCTGGGATTCCTTTAGTGACTGCGTCCATTTTTCACGCTCAAGTCTTCTCTGGTAATCACGATCTGTTTGTTGCATATACTGCTGATAGCCACGCTCTGCCCCAGAGAGCCATCGGCCATAACCGGTTTGTTCTCTTTCAAGGGATCGACCATACTGTTGCTCTTCTTCGGATGAGCGTCGTCCGTATAACTGCTCTTCACGAGTCCTGGCGATCTGCTCTCGCTCTAGGGCCCGTTGGTATTCTTGCTGGCTCATACCTGACCGGCGTCCGAATAATCGGGCTTCTTCCTGATAATCTCTTTGATAAGCCTGCTCTTGTTCCTGAAACCATCTTTGATAATCTCGGTCACCAGCCTGATAATCTCTTTGATACTCAAGGTCTTCTCTTTGTTTTCTTCTCTCAAAAACTTCCTGCTCTGCCTCACCCAAAATCTTGTCATAAAAGCGCATCATAGTATTCTGGCCGTAGGTAGATCTTAACTGACCCGTAGCCGCAAGATGTCGCTGGATATCTTTTTCACCATACTTTTTCTTAAATTGATACAGGGGTGTAAGTTCAATGTTGTAGGGATCCTGAATCCAATCACCATATCCCGGCTCTCTAATGCCACCTCCCGGCTCTCTAATGCCACCTCCCATGGGGGATTGCATCTCAACTCCAGGACCATAAGACCTAACGCCTGGACCTGGTTGTCCTGGAGACGTCATCCCCTGTGTTTGGTAGAGGGGTTGACCGCCTGGTTGGGGCAAGGGATACTTATCTCTGGGATCTTGTTCCGGAGGACCAGGTGCAGGATAACGCCTGTATCCACCGCCAGGATAGTCTGCTCTTGATTCCCTCCTTGCCAGGGCTAAACTCGTATCGATTGGTCTTGTCTGGAAAGGTGTCTCCCTGTAGGGATCTTCCTTAATTCTAAAGTCATCGGCAAACAACCAGGGATACATCTCTTTCATCGGATCTTGAAACCCAGTTACTGGACCTGGGTCTGGACCTGGACCTGGATCTGGTCCTGGACTTGGTCCTGGATCTCCGTAGTCGTCTATTACGGTATCAGAGGGATATTCGTATTCTCCGGTTTCTTCGTTAAAATGTTCGGATCCTCCAGTGTAGCTTCTATCGTCTGCCGGAGGGCCTGATGGAGGTTGTGCCGGACCGTGGTCGGCCCAAGGATCGGTAGAAGGAAAACCGAATCCAGCATCGGGTCCTCCCATAAATTGAGCATCAGAAGTAACTTGTTGCCTTGCTTGATACTTCTCAAGTGCTGAACCATATTGACCCATTTCCTCTTGATACTCACCCATTACTCTTTTCTTATAATCGGCTGCTTCAGACCGGTATGCTTCTAATCCTTGCTTTGCTGAATCAAGATTAGTTTGATATTGTTCCTGTTCAGCAGTGTTTGAAGTCGCCATTGCCTGATCATATTCTCTTTTGCTCTGGGCAAACGAATCTGCCGCGGCCTTGGCTGCATCAATATCTGACTGTCTTCCGCCCTCAGCCTTAGCAAGAAGATCCCTAACCCTGTTATTTTGCTCAGCAAGCTTTGTACCAATATATTTTTCCTTGCCACCTGCATTCCAAGCATCAATTATTTTTGAATTTCCTTTGTCCTGATAAGCCATAAACTGTTCAGGAGCAATAGGCCAATTAATCTTGTCATGGCTTCTGTTTAGCAAAGCATTCCTTTGTATCTGATACCTGTCCTCTGGAGACAAAGATCTCATCCTTGCGTGTTCTTCAGGTTTTTCCCAATCCTTATTAACCGTTCCATCGGCATGATATCTGGGCATTCCCTGATGAGCATTGATTATTGATTCTGGATGAGCTATCCATCTCAGACCATCCCTCGTAGGAGGATTAGGATCCAGTCTCCACCCAGTTTCATCAGCAAAGAAGTGTCCTACTGTTTGTCCAGTACTTTGATTAACAAGAGCTGCTGTCTGAGGATCAACTTCAAAATGCCCAGAAGCTTCAAAGTCAGAGCCCATCCAGTTTCTAGCTTCAATCCCAAGAAGCCTGCTCATGGCCTCATTCTTTCTTTCACCAGTGGCAGGATGTTTTACTTTTGCAGGATTAGTAGGAGTAGTAATAATCTTGTCTCCCGGAGGCTGGAATGCCAGTGAAGTCCTGTACATCTCTTCCTGCTTGTTTCTCCAGTCAGGATCATAACCTTCATATCCTGTTTCAGCCTGCCGTTGCTGAACAAATCCTTGAAGATCTGAAAGGTATTCGGGAGAGCCCGGCTCTGATTGGCTTTGGAATCCGGCTGGAGCTGATGCCACAATTTCCTGTATTCGTGACTGATAAGCAGCTAACGCTTCCGGATTCTCTCCTGTAGGCGGGGATGCCTGAGCTACGGCAAGATCAGTTACCAAACCTTGTAGTCTTTCCTGGTCAGGATCGAAAAGAGCAAGATCAGGCTGGACTGGCATTTGAGGCGGTGGCGGTCCTACTGGTTGACCTGGTACTGGGCTTGGTTGTGGAGCCCACCAATCTGGCGGTCCTGAATCTGGCGGTGGAGGCGGTGGAGTCCTTGGCTGTGGTGGAAAATCTGGTGGAAGTTGTGATCCCCAGTCCGGTGGAAGTTGTGGAACTTGAGCAAAGTCTGGTGGATACTGGCTCTCTGGAAGGAAAGATTGAGCTCCAGATAAACCTTCAGCTCCCATTGCGCCCATATACGGATATCGACCTCCTCCTCCTGGCGGTCTGGAATCTCCAGGCAACCTGGGATCCCATCCCCAATCAGGATCCATAGGATCTGGGTAGTCTGGATCTGGTCCTCCGGGGTAGTTTGGATATCTATCAGGAAAACCATCTGGCGGTCCGGTTCCAGGCTCTGGGATTCGACCAACCATCTCTGGGGGAAAGGTTCCGTATCCTGGTCCTAATCTTTCATTCCCTCCGATTGCTTCAGGGAGATCTACCATTTCGGGGATAGCTGATGGAGGAAAATTTAAATCCTCGTAAGAAACTGCTCCTCCCGGCTGCGTTGTTTGCCCTGATGGCTGGCCAATCGCCTGCAAAAGATTGTTGAAAGTATGAGCTCCTCCCTGAGACCATGGGGCAACAGTTTTTTGCCCTTGCTCATACATTGCCCATGAGATATCCTGTGCTCTCTCAACACTTCTCATTCCGGCCAATGCATACCGGTCGTAAGCCTGCTGCATTTCTTTGCTGGCTTTAATTCCGCCAATCACAGATGGGATGGTTCCAGCAGCACCAAGAAGCAAGTCCTGCCATAATGGACGGCCCACATCTACTGTTTGCTCCACACCTTTTTCATCAGTGTAAACTTTTTTAGGACGGCCTTTAAGGATATCTGTAACACCCTTAAAAACGCTTTCCCAGAAACTTGTCTTAGTAGGCTCAGTTTTAGTTTTTGTATCTGGCGGACGGTATATTCCCATAACTACTCCTATTCAGCAGCATCCCACTGATTTAAAATATCCTGTAGTTTCTCAGAAGCTTCATTTTTCTTAGCAACCAAATTCTCTAGAACTGCATCGGGCATTCCAGTCTCTACAGCCGTAGCATGAATCTCTTTCCACTTATTAAATTCATCGGTAGCTGGCTGAATTTCTACTTCAACTTCAGACTTATAAACTGGAAGAAAACTTTCCTCAGAAAATGTTTTTGTTTCAAAGTTCCATTGCTTTCCTGCATATAATTTGTGGTCAGGTTCTGGTTCTTCTACCTCAAGCTCAGTATATAAACCTGGGTTTGGATTTTTGCAGGACTCATCACATATTGCAAAGCCACAGACAACATTCTCTACTCCATCAATTGTTTTAAGGTGTGCATAAAACTTGTGACTCATATCACTTCTCCATAGTTAACCATTAAAAATACAGCACCGCCTCCACTTCCAGCAGTCAAGTTGATGTATACCTTCAAAGCATCTGTAGTTGAGGTGAAGGGAAGGTTGATAGGAAATCTTACACAATCAGCGACCCCAGCAGCATTTTGGGATACTGTAGCTGACCACATCCGGTTAGCTTTCCAGTAAGTATTAAACAATCCGGAAGCACAAAGAGATACAGCAGTACTAGCAGTATCATTTAACTCCACATTGAGGGTGAAGGCTGAGTCAGCCTGGGCTCCAGCCACTCCTGAATCGACAAATAGATCTACACAACTAAGAAATCCTTCTTTGTTATCCAAATCTACAACAGCATGCTCACCAGACGATCCAGCACTGCCAAGAAGAATGTACGAGGCTGCCCATTGCCACTTCATTTTTTGTCTGTCATGCATGCTAGCTACTCTATACCCAATAGAATTAGCAGTTTTAGATGTAGTAACAGCATTATCTAAAGCATTGTCACATTGATCTTCAATATTAGCTCCTGTCAGTGTAGAGATAGTAGCACTAGGAGGAAGTACGGGAACCAGTTTGTCTAACAGTATGTCGTTAACTGAATTAGTGTTGTTAGATCCTGGTATAGTTACATTAAGACCATCTGCTACAGCTGTATCACATTGAGTGTTAATATTTGCTGCTGTCAGTGTAGAGATAGTATCACTAGCAGGAAGTACGGGAACCAGTTTGTCTAACAAGATATCGTTAACTGAATTAGTGTTGTTGGTTCCTGGTATAGTTACATTAAGACCATCCGCTACAGCCGTATCACAATTAGAGTTCACTAGTGCTTCTGTCAGGATAGAGATAGTTCCACCAGTAGGAAGTCTTGGTTCTAATTTGTCTAACAGGATATCGTTGACACTGTCAGTAGTATTACTTCCCGGTATAGCTGTATTTAACGCATTGTCAACCTGAGTGTTAACTTGATCCTCTGTGACACCAGTAGATTTATTAGAAGAAACGCTCATGCTGTAGACCTCAACACTATGGATAAATGTACCGTAACGGCCGTTCCGTTATTGTTCAACATCTGGATAAAATCCCCAGCTCCAAGGAACTGGTTGAACTTTAGCCACCTTGTTTCACCATCTGTAAGACCAGTTGAAGCATCATGTTTAATAATAGCTTTGCTATCGGCTGCTGAAGCTCCAGAGTTAATAAAATAAACAATAGTTTCCTGAGCATTACCTGTTGTATTGCAAAGACAAAGCTCCATAGAAACAACATGATTATTGCTGGGAATTGTGTAGATCGTTACTGCTCCAGTTGTTAATACAACTGGGTCAACCTTGATATAGGTAATATCTCCGACTGCCATCAGTGTACTCCTTCCCGGTAATCTTCTACAAACTCTGAGAAAACAAAAGCTTCAGCATTGGTGTGAAGGATCTCCCATTGTCTTTGCCTGTACGATCCCCACCGATTTGTACGAGTATGAAACTTCCCGCTAGGATTGGCTACCGTGCGGGAGTTCCCGAAACTTCCGGTCCCGTCGTCCCTGTACTGAAGAGTGAACGAAGCTCCTGTTGATTTTGTTCTGACATAATTATTAAACTTAGACATTTCGCTCTGACCGGAAATAAATCCGCTTCGCAGTTCCATACGGATTGTTCCGGAATCATCCTGTGTCCCACCAACAGTAAAAATCTTACCAGTGCCTCGCCTGTCGCCAACATAATGTTTGTTATGACTTCTTGAATAACAGTAGCAATTACCCAGCCATCTGTCGTGGGCGCTTCCTGTCCAGTGGCCCCAGCGGGACCAGTTGTTTTGCTCGATATTGTACGCTAGCGTAATATTAGAGGTTGGCCATGTAATTACATAGAAGGGCCTTCCTTTCATCACCACAGGAAAAGCACGGGCGTCTGAGTGGGTAGCCAGACCACGAATCAGGCTGTCATAGGGCCATGAAATAACTTCAGGAACCCTTTGGGTTATACGGGCAACCTTTATATCGCTGCTTCTTTCCATCAGGAAATACAGTTGCCCATTAATATAAATAGCGCTGTATGGAGCCACCGTTCCCCAGTTTACGAAGGTTCCCTCAAGCCTACCGAAGGGTGTGCTTCCGTCGTTATAGCGAGCCTCAATAGAGTGGCTTCCCATGGAATAAACTTCTTCCCAGTCGCTTAGTAGAGCTTCACAATCATCCGGATGGGCCTCGTTGTTATAAACCTCCCATGAATCAGAGAGGTCATACTTGTCAGCAATGTCATCAGAGAAGTGAATGTCTCCCTTGTTTCCTGCTCCGGATGTATCTAGTCCGTTCGTTAACAGGAAATTTTTCATCCAGACGATATGAGTGCAAGAAGTCGGTGAATTGCCACTAATATCAGCCAGAGTATTAGCGCTAAGGTCAGCCCGGTGTGGTTTTCCACCAGACGCACAATATACGTGTGTAAAATCTTCAGCCCAACGAATCGGTGTCCCAGGATTGTCATAGCTTGCTCCGCTTAAAGCTGTAAAGGATCCGTTGCTTGCCATCTTGTAAATGGTTCCTCCGGTTGCTACTAAAACTGTACCCGGACTGACTGATTCGGTCTCATAAATCCCGTCAATAGCTGCACTTCCGGAAGCAGTAGCGAATATAGTCAGGCCTTCACGCTTAACATGGTCCTTTGCTTCATCAAAATAGCCATCGGTAAAAACAGATACCATCCCTTCAGGAGTTTGACTGGCATTCAGGTTAGCGTAAGCTTGACCAAATTGTATTTCCCTATGCATTTGATGATCCTGTAGAAAAAGAATTCCTGCTATCAGCCGGTCTTACAAGAGCCCAATAGCCGGGATCTTCAAAGATGCTGTTAACTGTAGATGTTTCCCTGTAAGTTACTTCCCTTAAAATTTGGAGTTGCCAATACTGCTGCTCCTTAAAATGACTTGTCCTTGGCGGTCTGGTCATCTGGGCGACAGGCCTGTCTTGCTTAGATGTTATCAACAGATAGGTTGCCGTAAAATCGTCGGGAGGACCCTCTAGCCAGTAAGTAGGATCTATCAGGGGATTAATATCTTTTACCCGACTGACTGTTCTTGCCATTTATCCTCTTCTCCTGACCGGATCAATAAAAAAACTGGTGTCTTCATAATCATGCAGGGAGCCTTTTAATCGATCAGCCTCGTTCCTGATTAACATCCTCTCCTGCAACGGCAAAGGCTGTTTAAAACTAAGCTTGTATGCTAGCTCCCAGGTGAACCATGAAAGCCAGTCTGTAGGTATCTCGACGTGCTGCCCATAACCGTCAACATTCTGTACCGGTCTTTTCATTGAAAATACCAGCCGGTTAACTACGTTAGAGGTTCTTGGCCAGACATTGAGAATGCCGTTAGTGAGCTGTGGATCATAAGCAACTTCAATAGGGCGGTCGCCATCGCTCTGCTTGTTTGATAAGGATCGGTAGTGGGAAAGCGAAACAATACTAACTGGAACGTCTACGTTGTTGGAGTCTCGGCAACTGGTGTCCCTGATGAGAAGGGGTCTTTGGATTTTTGAGGTGTAAGTATAAACTGTCTTTCCGCTGGCTGCTGCTGAAGCGACTCCTGAAGCGACAACGGCTGTTGTGGTTCCACCCCCTGAGCTGATGGTTGTCCAGTGGGCTGTTCCGTCATCGAGTTCGATTCCGATCTTGTCCGAGTTCGCCATTCCAGTTCCGCTGGTGAGCTTAATCGAGGTGGCCGAGGTTGAGTGATCGTCACTGAGGGTTGTCGAAACGACATCTGATTCTTCGGCTGCGTTGTCCCCGCTTGGCCCCAGGCTGTACTGGGTTTTGTCTTTTTCAAGGAAAAGGATACAGTCTTTATAGGTGTGTAGCCAAAGCCCTGACGACTGGATGTCCTTGAGGAGTAACTGGAGCGAGTTAACTGCCGAAGCTTCCTCATTCGTACTAACTGTCGCATCTGGTTCAATAGCTCCTATAATTTCATATGCTTCTTTAATAATTTCTCTACGAGCTAACGTAAAATCATACGATCCTGAGAGTCCCATTTTTCACCTAGAGGTCATCAGCAGTAACTTCAGTTGCTGTTAGAAATGTATCAGACGCCTCTGGTCTCGCATCGTCTATATAAATCTTTTCCCTAACTCCTGTAATAATGTCCTGTGGATGACGGTCTTCCCAGTCAGGGCCACAGGTCATCAAACCATCCCAACGCCTTTGCAGCTCGGAATGGTAATATCTGAATCCGCAGACATCACAAATCCCCCAGGCATCGCCTGATTTATAAGGCCAGTACCTGGTATTTTTATCTTTCATATCTAGTATCTTCTAAACGCCTGGTGTCCTCTAGAACCTCCGGTCAGGTTTTTTCTCAATCGGTCTATTCCTTCATTAAGTTCTACCGGACGAGCGACTCCCTCAGCTTGACCCTGCATAGATGTTCGACCAAGACCTGATGCCGAGTTCAAGCCCAACAAGCCTCCGCCACTACCAGCATCAATGTCCAAGATTCTTCCACGTCCTTTTCTCGGAATTGCCATAACTTCCTCCTTTAAATTTAATATATGTTCATCTTGCCATTCCCTGATGTACGCTTACGGGAGCATTTCTTGGGGCACTATACGTACCATCTTGCATCCTTGTCGGAGCATCTTTTGTGAGTCTCCATCCGGTAGAATTGTCGTGGTAGAAGTAACCGTAAAACTGTCCTAGATGGTTTCTAACTTCCCTTGTCTCTGGATTTAGCCTAGTCATTCCTCTGAAGCTAGGACCAAACTTAGGCGCTTCAAAAGAAAGCAGTCGCCCAAGGTTTGATCTTTCAGCAGCTGGATTGGCTCCAGCAAGAAACCTTGGCGCTTGGCTAAGCTCTGGGAACGGATCCGCCGGTCTCTGTCTCGGTATTTCTGGTATTCCTGGTCCTGGAGCTATTTTGTATGGTGGCTCTGGTTCTGGTGGTCTCGGTGGAACTGGCCATGGTCCTGGTCCCGGTGGTGGAGCTGGAACCGGGATCGGTGGAACTGGCCATGGTCCCGGTGGTCTCGGTGGAACTGGCCATGGTCCTGGTCCCGGTGGTGGAGCTGGAACCGGGATCGGTGGTGGTAACGGTCCTGGTGGTCTCGGCCTCGGTGGTCCTGGTATCGGTCCTGGTCTCGGTGGTGGTAACGGTTCCGGTGGTGGTCCTGGTTCTGGTGGTCTCGGTGGTGGTAACGGTTCCGGTGGTGGTCCTGGTTCTGGTGGTCTCGGCCTCGGTGGTCTAGGTGGAATCGGTTCCGGTGGTGGTCCTGGTTCTGGTCCCGGCCATGGTCCTGGTCCTGGTGGTCTCGGCCTCGGTGGTCCTGGTTTCGGTTTCGGTGGTCTAGGTGGAGGAAATGGTTCCGGTATCGGTCTCGGTGGTGGGTACGGCTCCGGTATCGGTCTCGGTGGTGGGTACGGCTCTGGTATCGGTCTCGGTGGTGGGTACGGCTCTGGTATCGGTCTCGGTGGTGGGTACGGCTCTGGTATCGGT